GTCGCTCTCTGGCTCAATTCCAATGAGACCATTGAGAAGCCTTTAAACTTCAAAGGGGCCGCAAAACCTCCGCGCTTGCCGCCCTCATTGAACTCGGGAACTATACCTGGGAAAGCGGAGGTCACTATCCGCAAGGAGTCGGACTACAATTTGTTGGTAGATCGACTTGTCTCTTTAGAGAGAGCTCTAGAAAGACTCTCTCAGAGCGTTTTAAACTTGCAAGTGAAACCTTCCCAGAACTGCTTGACTACGACTGGCCTGCCAGAGGATCCAAAGCTGAGCTCAACTCACTCCTCCTCCAAGCCGAAAGGTTCAGATGCACCGAGCCACCAGAAAACCTCGCCGACTCTTGCGAACAACTCGCCAGTAGGTACCCAGTTACCAGGCCTCGTTGTTGCTTCCGAACCGACCGATGGTCCTGGTCAGCAGTTGAAGAAGAAGTCAAGAGGCTCGCGGCGCAAGGGCAAGAAGTCTGTAAAGACTCAAGCCCCGGAAGCCCACTAGCCTCCCTCTGTAAGAGGAATCAAGATGTATTGACAGCTCATCTTGATTTTATTGTTAAAGCTGTCACGGAGAGATTGTTTCTCCTTGCTGAGACTGAGTTGCACGGTCTCAGTCCTGTTGAACTGATAAATCAAGGCTGTTGTGACCCTGTGCGGCTGTTTGTTAAGCAAGAACCGCACACTTTGAAGAAAATCAAAGAGGGACGTTACAGATTGATTAGTTCAGTTAGTCTAGTCGACCAGATCGTTGAGCGTATGCTCTTCGGGCCTCAGAACCGAGCTGAAATAGCTCTCTGGGACACTATTCCCTCAAAACCCGGAATGGGGCTTACGCTTAAAAGTCAGGCTCGGAGGATCTTTAGTGACCTCCTGGTCAAGCACACCCATTGTCCAGCTTATGAAGCGGATATATCGGGTTTTGATTGGACTGTTCAGGACTGGGAGTTGTGGGCTGACGTTGAGATTAGAATCAAGTTGTGCAGCGCTGGAGTTGACCTCGCGCAATGTATGCGCAACCGTTTCTATTGCTTTATGAATTCAGTCTTTCAGCTTTCTGATGGAACACTCATTCAGCAGTGTTCACCGGGTGTAATGAAGTCGGGATCGTACTGCACTTCCTCTACCAATTCCAGAATCCGCTGCCTTATGGCAGAGATCATAGGATCCCCGTGGTGTATAGCTATGGGTGACGACTCTGTTGAAGGGTATGTTGAGGGAGCGCGTGAAAAGTATGACGCTCTTGGGCATAAGTGTAAGGACTATCAAGTGTGCGAATCAGACGGATTGCTTCTTCGCTCCGTCGGGTTTTGCTCCCATCACATTGATGCCTCAGGTGCTTACCTTACTTC